AACAGGACGCCCTGCACGCGCTCGTCGCCGTAGAGCCGCTTCATGTCTTCGACAGGCTTCTCGCCCATGCCGGTCTGATCGACACCGAGATGGATGATGCGATAGCGGTTCATCGCTTGCGCAACGATCGCGTCCTGTTCGGCGAAGGAGATCTTGCGACGCTCGATCAGTTCACGGCAAACCAGCACGTCGCCAACGATCTCGTAGACCCAGAACACCCAGAGGTCGCGGCGTGCAGCGATATCGTTGCCGGCGACGCAAAGACCGCCCTGGTAGAGCTGGGGCTTGCCGGCGTCGGGATGCTCGCAGGCCATGACGAGCTCCATCGGCAGCACCGTGCCGCCGTCCTCCAGGAACTTGAGCTCGTACTCCTGCGCCCAGATGTCTTCGTCGCCGAGGCCGCGGCGCAACTCGTCAATGTTGCGGTCGAGCCCGCCCGCCACCGCCTGCTGGATGGTGACTGTGTGACGCGACCAGATGTCGTCGTCGCCGGTCATCAACTCGTAGAACTTGTTGCCTTTGCCGTTGGGTGTCGACGTGATGCGGAGCTTCAGCCCTTTCTTCGAGATGATCGGGAAAGCCGCACCCCAGATCGCCTTCGAGTTGGCATGGAAGGCGAACTCGTCCAGGAACATGTTGGCCGAGAAGCCTCGCGCTGTATCGGGGCTCGCCGGAACCGCCGTGATACGACTGCCGCCAGGGTAGATCACTTCGAAGGTCTTGTAGTCGGCGTCGAGATCGCGGGTTTCGCCGACAACCTTGAACACGCCTTCCTCTTCGCGCGGTGGCTCCCAGTTGCGCCGAAGGACGTTGTAGATCTCGTAGTAGGCCTTGGTCTGCGGCTTGATCGCCTCGTCCAGCGCCTCCTTCGCCTGGCGCTCGCCGCGGGACAGGATCACCCAGCGCGTGCGTCGACGATCTCTGACGATGTCGTAAACGTCTTGCCGGTCTGGCGCGCGAACATGCCGATCTTGAAGCGCGAGTGATCGGCCCGCCACGCCTTCTGGTAGGTGGTGAATTGGATGACCTTGTCGAGCTCGCTCATGCGAATCCGAGGATCTCGCGGGCGCGCTGCGCAGCTTCCTTGTCCAGGTCGCCCTTCTTTTCGGCCGAGGCGAGCGCCGCCTCCTGCTTGCGCCGTTGCTCCTTCAGCGCCCGGTCGCGGATCATGGCCTCGCGTTCGGCGCCGATCTTGTCGGCCGCGCTGATGCTCTTGATGGTGCTCGCGAGGAAGTTCAGGTCCCGCGGGTCGGCCTTTTCGATCTCCCCCGGCGACATCGACATCAAGCGGCGGAATACGATCGTCTTGGTCTGCTCGCCCAGCAGCATGCTGATGGCGCCGGTCGGGTCCTTCTCGCGCTCCTTGGCCCACACCTCGGACATCTTCTGCATCTGCTGGTAGGCCGCCATGGCGCGCTCCTCGCGCACCTTGTAGCGGCCGACAGCGCTGCGGCTCACGTCGACGTCGTCGCCGCCCTTCTCCTTGACCAGGCCCCACAGATCGTCGACCGACATACGGCCCTCGGCGATGGCCTCGTTCAGCGCCTCGCGCACATCCTTGGGCAGGAGGTCGATCGAGCTGAGGCGCTTGCGGCGCTTGCGCGTCTTCAGGTCGACGACCTTGCCGTCGTCGCCGCCGGGCGGCTTGGAGTCGGCGGCCATGCTCAGCCCCTTTTCGGCGAGGGCTTCTCGACGTCGGGATGGACGCGGCGCCCGGTCGCGATCTCCTCGCCGCTCTGGGTGATGGTGGCCACCATGAAGCCACCGGGCTGCTCGAGCGTGACAAAGCCCAGCTCGCACAGCCAGGCGAGTTCCGTGCGGATCTGGTCGCGGGTCGAGGTGACGCCGTGCGCCGTCAGAACGTCGTCGAGCACGCTCTCGTTGGCGACGTAGCCAGGCGCGGCCGACAGGGTCCGCAGGATGGCGATGCGGCGGTGGCGGCGCAGAAAATCGGCGTAGGGAATCACCGGTGGTTCCTCAGGAAGTCGTCGATGCGCTGCAGTTGCTCGCGCACCAGGCGCAGCTCCGTTGTCGTTTCCGCCTGGCTGCGGCCCATCTGGGCAAAGTCGTCGCGCAGCTCGTTGGTCACGTCGTAACCGGGAAAGCCCTTCAGCCGCTCGTCCAGCACGTCAAGCCGGCGGTGCGCGTTGTCGGCATGGGTGTGGGCTGCCTGGACGTCCTTCTTGGTGGCGAAGGTGCCTCGCATCACGAGCATGAAGACGATGACGAGCGCCTGGGCGACGACGAACAGGAGCTGGGCGAACTTGACTGCGGTTTCGAGATCCATCAGCCCGCTCTCACCAGCGCAGGATGAAGACGAGCACGGCGAAGGCCGCGACGACGAAGACGCCAGCCGCCCACCACCACCAGGTCGACACCCAGCCGAAGGCTAGCGTCACCAGGGCAATGAGGGTGCAGACGAGGGCCAGACCACACAGCAGCAGAAGGCCCAGAAGCGCCAGCACCGCCGTTCCGTATTCGGCGTGCATGTCAGCGCCCTCCCTTGGCCGTGCTGAGCTGTGTGATAACGGCATTCTTGGCATCGCTGCCGCGCGAGCTGCCGACCCAGTAGGACACCACCGCCGATGCCATGCCCGACAGCGAGCCCAGCAGCATGAAGGCGATGTCCTTCTGGTCGGGCGGCACCGTGCGCGTGAACAGGAGCGCCAGCATGATGCCGAAGCCCACCAGCACGAGCAGGCTCACCACAACGGCGCCGTAGGCGATCGGCGACTTGGCCTCGGCCAGGCGCACGGTCTGCTCGCGTGCGCTCTGCACGTCGCGCAGCAGCGCCAGCACCTCGTCGCGCTCGCCCTGCCGCGCATCTGCCTCGGCCTGGATGACGGCCATCTTGTAGCGCAGCGCCGCGTTGGGATCGCGCGCGATGGCGGCCTCGATCTCGTTCGGATCGTCGGTGCCCAGGATCTCGCGGGCGATGCCGGTCACCTTGGAGACGGCGGAGCCGGTCTTGTCGCCCATCACCCAGGAGGCGACGGTCGGCGCGAGGCCGAGTAGCAGCGGGATCAGGGGCAAGGCCATCAGACGGTCTCCAACGTGACGCCGAGAGCCTTCAGCGTCTGGGGTCCGGCAACCCCATCCGCGTGCAAGCCCTTCGACTTCTGGAAGGCGATGACGGCCGCCTCGGTGCCGGGTCCGAAGCTGCCGTCCACCGTAATGCGGAGCGCGGCCTGGAGCTTCCTGATGGCGTCGCCGCTTTCACCCTTCACGAGAATGCCGTCGGCTTCGGCCGGGGTGAGCTGTGCGTGCGTAGCGACCGGCGTGCCGACAGGCCGCCACCACTCCGTGATCCGGTTCGCCCAGCCTTCGGCAAAGACGGCCTGCGAATGGTCGCGGCCGACGATGCGGAGGAAATTGTCGAGACGCTCGCAGATCAGCGGCCAGAACAGCGTGGCCTGATCCACCGTGCCCAGTGCCTGCGCGCCCAGCACCACCATCAGCGCCTTGAGCGCGCGGCCCGGTCCTGAATTCACTGAGTAGTCGAACAGGAACTCCAACACCTTCGGGTCGGTGACGGCTTCCATGCCCCGGAAGTATTCGGCGCGATAGATGGCGCGCGCCTCGCCTTCGGTCAACGCCTCGACCTGAACCGCCGTGACCGGTGATTTCCGCCAGGCGCTCAAGGTGGCCTGCGTGATGCCGTACTTGGTCGGGCCGCCGCGATCGTCCGGGTGGTTGACGTAGCCGCCCTCTCGCTCGATGACGCGGGTGATCAGATCGTCGATGGCGTTCATGATCAGCCTCCGGTCGTCGGTTTGAAGATGCAGCGCACGACGCCGCGGCAATGGCTGCCACTCTCGGAGACGTAGCGTTTGTTCGCCTCGATCCAGTGCGCCTCGCCGTGGGCGCTCGCGCACCGGGCGGTGACGACGAGCGCCGCCAGCGTGCACAGGGACGCGACAACGATCAGAATGGGTGTGAAGCGGCGCGGCATGGCATCCTCTTGGATGCCGGCGACGCTATGGCTCTAAGGCCTCAGCCATAAGCCCGACACGTGTCGGGCTGGGGCGTCAGTTGGTCCCGCTTCGCCTAAGACGGGCGAACGCCTCTACGGCCCGGGCGTTGTCGTCGTGGTCGTAGCTGTGAAAGGCAAAGACGACTCCGTCCTCGTCCGGCTTGC